TTCTTTTTATGAAAACGGAAGAGAGTTTTTAAGGGGTGAGATTGATGCTGATAAATTAATTATGAGACCAAAATTTGCTCAAGGTTCTGAGTATATCAATAAATGGTGGAAAAGAAAAGCAATAAAAAGATATACTAAGTTACACAATGAAAATAGATTAAAGCCTGAAATACTTTATTACTCTGATATTTTAGGAATGACTTGGAATGAATGTAAAGAAAAATATTTAGGAGAAGTAGGAAGATAGTGAACATATTTAATTTTACAGAACAAAAAGATAACGATAAAGAATACAAATATAAAATATTAGTTTATCCTAATATAACTTACATGAAAGATTTAGAAAAAGATTCATATGTAGTTGTATTAAGAAATGTAATTAAAGAATTAAATAAAGTTCGTAACGATATTCATTGGACAATACTCTCACCTTATGAAGTTAAGAGTTTAATATTTCCAAACACAACACAACTTCCAATTGAGTTACCATCATATCCAAATGCTATGAGAACTCATTTTAATCATAAACAATTGATGAAAACAATCAATTGGAAAAAGAATGATTATGATGTTGTGTATTCACATTTACCTGAACATACTTTACAATTATCAAATATGTTTGTTAATGAAACAAACTTGAATCCAAAGTTTATTGGTTATTGTCATTGGTATGAAGTACCAGAGAACACAGCATACTCAAAAAAAATGTTAATGCATAACATAGCTGGAACATTAGAAATGGATGAGTGTGGTGTTAACACAAAGTGGTTAAAAGATTTAGCTATCGAAAAAAGTAAAGAACTTTTTAGTAATGATGTTGTACAAAGACTTGAAAAAATAATTCAACCACATTATCTTGGTGTTGATAATATATCAACCGGCCATGACTATAAACCAAAAACAATTTTATTTAATCATAGAGATAATGAATACACTGGTTGGGTTTGGTTCGTTAAAAGGATGGACGAGTTATGGGAAAAACGACAAGACTTTAAAGTCTACACAACTCTTACAAATTTGGATAGGCCTTACGCTGAAAGAGTTAAGTTAAGTAGTAGAGATGATTATCTAAATTTTGTTCGTTCAATGCATATGGGTGTTGGTTGTTTTCAAAAATATTCTGCTTGGAGTATTTCTACAACTGATGGTTTAAGTCAAGGTGTCCCATATGTGTTACCAAATGGAATGTGTTATCCTGAAATGGTTGGTGAAAAGTATCCATTATTATATAAAGGTGTAGATGGTTTTAAATCTACAATAGAATATATGTTAGATAATCCAAAAGCTAGGGGAGAGGCTAATGACTATTTAGCACCTAAGTTGAATGGGTTTAAGTGGAGTGAAAGAGTATTGAAATGGTTTGATGGTTGGAAACACATTGAAAATTTAAAACCAATGTCAAACACAGATTCTTATAAAAAAATAGTAGAACATATACACAAAAAGAAATCAGTAAGTAAAAAAGAATTATTAGATTATATGGGTTGGGGCGTGAGAATATCTTTTAGTGAGTATAGAAATAGATTAAGATTAGAAGACACAATTAAATTTACAAAAAATAGATACGAGGTTATATAATGAAAAAATTAACAGCAGAACAAATACAAAACAATTGGACAAAACTTATTGATACCATTGAGGATTTCATAAGTGATGATAGAAAAGAAAATCTTTTAAAGTTTTATGATGACTTTAAAGATAGAATGATGTTTGCACCTGCAAGTGCTAAGGGACACTTTCACAATGCGATGCCGGGTGGATATGTTGAACACATTCTTCATATTGTAAATCACTCACTTGAAATAAAACAATTGTGGGAAAAGAATGGAGCTGAGATTAACTTCACGGATGAGGAGTTAGTGTTTGCAGCTCTACATCACGACTTAGGTAAAGTTGGTGATTTAGAACACGACTATTACATTCCACAAGATTCAGATTGGCACAGAAAAAATCGTGATGAAATTTATAAACACAATCCAGCTTTACAATATATGAAAGTACCTGATAGAGGATTATGGTTACTTCAACACTATGGTGTTAAGGTTACAGACAAAGAATACATTGGAATTAAATTAACAGATGGTTTGTATGATGATGCTAATGCGGCTTATTTAAAAGGTTATAATCCAGATTATAAACTAAGAACAAACATGTGTTATATATTACATCAAGCGGATATGATGGCAACTCACATTGAGTTCGACCAATGGAATAGAGGAACTGAAGTGGAAGGGCCAATAAATACAAAAGTTCCAAAAACAAAAGATGAACAAAAACAAGTAGACAACTTAAAATCAAAATTTGATGAGTTGTTTAATTAGGAGATTATTATGTGGATGGGTTTAACAATATTATTTTTCTCAATAACTATTTTTACTTTAGTATTGTTGAGGTACTCGTTAAGAAGAATAACACAATATGAAGAATTAATCTTACAAATTCAACAAGTAATAACATTCTCAACAGAAAAAATGAAACTTGTAGATGCTAAAGGGCATTATGAATCTGATGATGAAACTGGTTTTTTCTTTGAACAATTAAAACAAATTCAATTATCTCTTGATGAGATATTTGAAGAGGAGACGATAAATGCCGAAAAAGAAAGCTAAAAGAAAAGTATACTTTGGTCAAGAGGTACAAGACGCTATTATTGAATATAATAAATCAAATAATAATAGTGAAAGAAATCAAGTTTATCAAAATAGGATACATAAGGCTTTTGATAAATTAGCTGAAAATATAATTAACACCTTTAAGTTTACTTATTTTGACATGCCATTTGAGGATATAAAGCACGAAGTTGTAACTTTTATGGTGATGAACATACATAAATACGACCACACAAAAGGTTCAAAAGCATTTAGTTATTTTTCAGTAGTGGCTAAAAATTATTTAATTTTACATAACAATAACAATTATAAAAAATTAAAAAGTCATGTTGATATGAGTTCATTGGATACAGAAAAAAAATCAGACATAGCTAATAGGCACGATATTAAACAATTCACAAATGAAATGATACAATACTTTGAAAAAAACTTACCATATATTTTTAAAAAGCAAAGAGATTTAAATGTAGCATATTCTATAATTGAATTAATGAAAAAAATAGATGACATTGAAAATTTTAATAAAAAATCATTGTATATTTTAATACGTGAAATGACAGATGTCAATACGTCACATATAACATCCGTTGTTAATACTTTAAAAAAACACTATAAAAAAATATTTAATGAGTATTTTAAAACAGGAAACATCATTATTGATAAGAAGTTTTTCTAAATAAAGTAAATATAATTAACATTAAGAACCCATCTAATACAGATGGGTTTTTTATTTTTATTAACTTTCTTACAATTTTAATATTTATATATGAATAAATACATCTAAGGATAATGTATGTCTAATAAAAATGAAATATTTGAGGGTAAAACCTTTCAAGACTTAACAAAGGATATTTACGAAAACACTACAAAACGTAAAGTTCAAATCGATTTGTTAATATCTGAGATACATGGATTCATTACAACCATAGATGATGTTGTAATGGTTGCCCCAATTATAAAAGAGTATATGGAAACAGCTGTTCGTAATGATGAACATCTGGTAAAACTCGCTGGTGTATTACAAAGAATTATATCTAAATCACAAGGTGAGTCTGATGAATCAATGTTATTAAGTGATGAGGAGAAAGCTGACTTAATGGGAACATTACAAGACACAGTTGAAGATTTACAAAAAGAAAGTGATAGATTAAATACCATCAAAGACAAAACTATTAATATTAGGGAGCAGTAATGGGTTCAGTTTTTGCAACAATACCTGGAAATAATGTAAAAGGATTTTTGAATAAAAAATATGATGTCCCCTTTTATTTACAATTCGTACCAGGATATGTAGTTGAAGTAGTTCACTCATACGAAAGTTTGAGATATGATGGAGACAACACATTAAACACGATAATAGCTATTCCACATATATCAGACCAATTATACAAAAGAAGGTCAGCTGTTGGTGACGATTATAGATATTTTCCATTGTTACGTGGTATGGTAGATGTTCCGTCCAAAGGAGATCCTGTATTGTTAACAACGATTGGAAAGACAAGATATTACTTGGGCCCAATCAATACGACTGAAAATAATTTAACATGGAATAAAGACCCACGGTTTACAAAAGAAATAGATTTTGGTGACGATGTTGGTAATGTTGGTAAACGTGGTGAGGATGGAGAAAGTATAGCATTTAACAAAAATAAAAATTACAGAAGACTTCATAAAATTAGAAAAGATAAATTAGACTATGGAGACGCAATAGCTGAGACAACCGGTGATACATTACTTGAAGGTAGACATGGAAATAGTATTAGATTAGGTAGTAGAAGTAATAATTCATATGTTTTTATTTCAAATGGAAGAAACTTTGATACTCCAATGGAAAATTTAAACGATGGTTCAATAATAAGTTTAACAAAATATGGAACTCTAAATGAACATTTTGGTGTCTACAGAAAAGATGAAAATGGTAAAAGTATTTACGAATCATCACCAATAGATTTTATATTATCATCAGATAAAGTTGAAGAGAATCAACGTCTTATGTCAAGTTTAGTTCAAACTATAAATGATGTTGATGATGTTGGTGAATTGATTTATAACTATAAACAAAATCAGGCTTTAATAAGTTCTGGAAGAATTACACTTAATTCAAAAACAGATGATATTTATATTTCATCCAATAAAGATATTCACATTGGAACAGGTAGAACTCTAAGTATTTCAAACAATGAAGATTTAATTATTGAATCTAATTCTGTATTTTTAGGTAATCCAATAAAAAATAATGAATCAAGAGTAATGGAGCCAATGGTATTAGGAGAACAATTAAAAACAATTTTACAAGATTTAATTGATGTACTACAAAATGCAAACGGAGTAGTACAAGGTGTTCCAGTTCCATTAGTAGATTCAACTATGGCGCCATTAGCACCACAAATTATATCCATAGGAAATAGACTTAATGATGTATTGAGTCAATATCATTATATAGAACCAAATGACAGACCAAAACAAAATTAATAAGAGGTGAGTATGAAAAAGAAAACAAACATAAAAACAATAATAAGAAAAATAGTTAGAGAAGAAGTTGCCATGGTAATAGGTGAGGTAATAACTGAACTAAAACAACCAACTCAATCTCAACCACAACCAAAAAAAATTATTGAGAAAAAACAATATACAGAAAATTCTGTATTGAATGATGTATTGAATGAAACTGCACAAGGGGAAGAATGGAAAACAATGGGTGGTGGAAAATTTGATTCATCAAGAATGAA